GGTCTTTCGCCTTCACAATCACATTGAATTCGGACGGCTCTTTGCGTTCCCGCTCTGGTCTTTGCATAAATGCACCGTCCTTTCCGCATTTCCGCGATCGCGTCGGTATCAGCGGCGCACCCTTCAAAATCGAAGCCCGCGTCGGTAATAGTCAGCGTCGCCGCGTTGCCTGTTACCGTTGTTCCCGTGATCGTTACCCGCTCCGCGCCGCATTCCTCGCAAGGCGGGGAAAGCTCCGCAAAGATATTCCCGATCACGCACGACAATTCCGCCGCCGTGCAAGCGTACCGCGTCAACATTCGATCCGCTGCAACGCGGCGTTCCAAACGCCCGTCGCTGTGATACCGTCAAGATCGGCAAACAGGATCAAAAACGGATTTTCGGTAATATCGTTGAAAAGCACGGCTTCGAGTAAGTCCACGCGCGCGTCAAGCGCGTTCGTGATGTTCGTTAGGTTCGTAACGGCGTTTTCGTCCAGCACGTCTTGAAGCCCGCTGAACCATGCGTTGAAGTCTGCTGCCGCCTGTGTTTCAAACGCCGCCATGTGCTGCTCGAAAGCGTCATACTGTACGTTCCCTTGCAGCTTTAAGGAATTCATATACGACGCAAGGGAATTGTACTGTTCTTCGGAAAGGCTTTCATATTCCGCGAACCATGCTTGAAGCTGCGCGTTGAAAGCTGCTGTGTCGATTTGATCGACAACGGCGGCGACAACTCCGCAAAGCGACGTGTTCAACCGCTGGTCTGTGATCCTGCTTTGCGTGATCGCGGTAACGCCCGCCGCCACGAATACGTCCGCCAGCACAAGCTCGAAAATATCCGCGTCCCGCTGCACCGCTGGCGCGGACGGGGAAGCGCTGAACCCCGAAGATTTTACTTTCGTCGTGATTGTCCGGTTCGTCAAATTCCATTGAACGACAATGCGATCAATCCGGTTCAACTGCCCGTCAGCCGTCGCAAGCTGCACGGTAAGATCGCCCGTGTTTTGATAGAAATAACCGTTGATCCACGCTTTGCCCGCTCGGACGGTTACGTTCATACCGCTTCCGGCGACAACTTGAAGCCCCGTCGAAGGAACAGGGAAAACCCCGTTCCCGATGAACGAAGCGAAGTATTCCGCCCAATCTTCCGCTTTGTACGTGCGATCGTGCGAAACACTATTGAAAAAACTTGATTTTTCCATGCTGTGAAGCCCCCTTTACTTTGTGATCTGCCGAATTTGTGTCAATAGCGCGGGCAAACTCTCGCCGAAGGTAATATCTATTTCTTCGCCGCTGGTTTCGTAGGTTTCCGCGATCTCCGTTATCCGAACGTCAATGCGAACCCCCCAGCGCTTATTGATACAGGTAACGCGATCCCCCAAGTCGTAATCAATGCCGTATTGAAGATTTGCGTTCGTGTTGATCTTTGAACCGAACGCCAGCGTTTCGGCGTATTGTTCAAGCTCCGACGCACCGCGCGCGGAAAGAAGCGCTAAATACTGCGCGTCGGTCAGCGTGATTTTCACTTTGCTTTCGTTTTCGTATTCCTGCACAATGTCGGTGGCGTTTATGAATACCTCTTCACGCTCCAGCCCTGCTGCCGCGCCGCCGACTTCCGCAACCTTCCGCGCAACGCCTTCTTTTTCTTCTCCGCCGACGTAAGCCGTCGTTTTAAGGTTTTCAACGCTGTTCGTGTACTCCTGTTCCACGATGTTGTCGAATTCCTGCGAAAAGATACAAGGCGCGTTCCCTGCGGCGTTATCTGCCGTAAGGTCGCGCCCCTTGTAAACGGAAAATGTATGCTTGCCCGTGCGCGGATCGGTAATGACGCGCATTCCCAGCTTTGCCGCTTTCGCCGCCGTTTCCGCCGCAAGCTGGGCGTTGATGAACGCTTCGGAAGTATAGTCGATCTGCCCGCTTCCGGTGTCCGCGTCGTTTGTCGCAATGCTGAAATTCGGTATATTCCGGCTGCTGCCCGCCGCCGTGCAAGTCTGCCGCACGATCGCATACAAGATGTTTTGCATCGTGTCCTTCGTGATAATCTGATTTGTCAAAATGCGTTTGCCGATCCACGAAAGAAGGAACTTGCCTTGAACCTCGATTTCCTCCAGCCCCTGCGAATTCTTCGTTATGTGAATATACTTGATTTCCGCTGCTTCCTTGCCGCCGCGCTTTATGATGATATTATTCTTCACAAGCAAGGCGGCGTGTTCTTCGGTGAAGGGGACAAGCAATTTGAATTCGCCGCAACTCCAATAGCGGCGCGTCCAGATCAGCGAAGATATTTTTTCGACGATCCCTTGAAGCGTCATTTCCCGATTGTAAACGTATAATTCCATGCTACACCCCCAAATACAAATTATTGTGATAGATGGATACTTCGAGATTTTCCGCGTTCGTATCCGCCGAATACCGGAACAGATTGTCACCCACGGCGATCTGCAAGTATGAACTGTCAACGTCGAGATAACGGAAAGCGTCTGTCGTTACGCCGCCGCGTTTCAGCTTCACCGCTTTTTCACCGTATCCGGTGGAAACGGTTAAAACGTCGCCCGCTACAAGCGAAATGTTCAGCTTTATAAATTCCTGCGTGTCAACATTCAGAAGAACCGGATTTGTAACCGCGCCCAGCGCGCGGAACTCGATCCGGATACCGCTTTTCACGTCGCCGGAATTGAACACGTTTACGATCAGCGACGGCTGGCGATAGCCGATTTCCCAGCCTTCCGCAAGCTCTAACCCGTCCGGAACAGGGAATTCAAAGCCGCCGATCCACGTTGCTATATCTTCGCGCGTTTCCGCTTCTTCCCGCCAAAATGGATTTAAGCAAGACAGATTGACGGCGAATTGCTCGAAAATCGGCTTTCGCGTGAAGATCGGCGCGTCGTTTATCTTGCACCCGATAACCCGTTTAAGGTCGCCGAACTCATACGTCAATGTTGCTTCGTACTGCGGATTTAGTATCCTGTTCATATTCCGGCGCAACGTCTGCGCCGCTTGTTTGTCCCGCTCTTTGATGTGTCCCACGATGTCAATATCGCGGGCTTCGATCCGATAGCCCAAGTACGTGTCGCCGTCCTGCCCCATGCTGTTTGTGCTATAAATCGCGTTCCGCACGTCGGAAAGCCCTGTTACGTCCTTGAAGTTTACGTGAAATAAAGAAGCGGGGGAAAACTCGACGCTTTCCCCGCGCTCGTTTGTATAGGTCAATTTTTCGTGAATTCTCATGTCATAACCTCCCGCGCGATCTGCCGGAACTGCCGCGCCGCTTCTCGCTGCTGCTTCGCGTAGCTCGTTTCGTTCGCATAGATATTTTGTATCACCTCGACGGTCGGCGCTGCCCTGCGGTCGGTTCTCCGTCCCTCTCCGGTGTCCCGCTCCGGAACGGCGTTCGCTGTTTCACGGCGGATCGTGCTTTCGACGTTCCGCATTTCTGCGGCGAAGCCTTCGCCCAGCCCCATAGCCATGAATTCGCCGATCCCCGCAAATACCTTCGACGGGGAATTGATCTGCATTTCGGCTTCAACTGCTGCCACAATGCTTCTCATCATAGAGCGAACACGGCTTTCAAGCCAGCCGGACATATTTTGAAAGCCCGTCCAGATACCGCGCACCATATCTTCGCCCGCCGCTGTGAAGTCGGAAATAAAGGAACGAAGCGCCGTAATAATAGGCTGCACGATTTGCGATACCTTGCCCGTGATCTGCGGGATACCTTTCACCATGCCTTCGGCGATCTTCTTGTCGAAATTCTCGCCTTCGGATATGAATTTTTGATGTTGCGCCGTAAATGCCGTAATGATACTTTGAACAATCTGCGGGATTTTGGAAGTAATCTGCGGGATCGCCGTTACCATTCCGGACGCGATATTCTTGTCGAAATCCTGTCCGGCTTGATTTAGCTTTTGCGCCTGTGCGGTCAGCCCTGTTATAACCCGCTCGACAATAGCGTTCACCGCGCCGGAAAGCCCTTCAATGTTCGCGATAATGCCGTCGTTCACCGAACGCACCGCTTCGGCGGCGGTAAGCTGTCCCGCTCCGCCCATTGCGGCGGTCATATCCGAAGAAACGCCGTCCATGCTCTCGCCGAAGCCCACGCCCACGCCTTCGCCCATGTTTGTACCGATTTCAGCGAAAACCGTTGACGGGGAATGTATGCCGAAAAAGTTTTTGATACCCGAAACAAGGGACGAAGCCCAGCCGGATACCTTTTCCCAAAGCCACGAAGCCGCGCTTGAAATGCCTTCCCACAATCCGTGAAGCAGATTTGCGCCCGCGTTGACAAGCTCACCGCCCAGCGACGCGAAGGCTTGCACAATGCCGGAAACAATCTGCGGAACTGCCTTCACGATTTCAATAATGATCGTCGGCAAATTCTCGATCAGCGCCACGAATAGCTGAACGCCCGCCATGATAATTTGGTCGATGTTCCCGATCAGCGCGTTTACAATTCCGCTGATAATCTGCGGGATCGCCTGTACAATCGTAACGATAATTTCCGGTAAAGCCTGTATCAGCGCGACAAGAAGATCAATGCCCGCTTGAATGATAAGCGGTATATTCTCCATAAGCGCCGTTACGATCCCGTTTATGATTTGCGGGATTGCTTCAACGATCGCCGTTATGATTTCCGGAAGCGCCGCGACAAGGGAAACAAGCAGATCAATTCCGGCTTGAATGATCTGCGGGATTGCGGAAAGCAAGCCGTCGATCAAGCTGGTTATTAGCTGTGGAAGCGCCGCCACCAGAACAGGGATCGCGTTTATGATACCCTGCGCCAGCCCTGTGATAAGCTGCAACGCCGCGTCGATCAGCATAGGGATATTGTCTATCAGCACTTGCACAACGTCCACTATAAGCTGAACAAGCGACGGAATAAGCGTCGGGAACGACTGCGCTATTCCCGTTGCTATGTTCGCGATCATCTGTATCGCAAATTCAAGGAATTTCGGCAACATTTCGGTTAATTTCTCGATTGCAAGCGTCACCATTCCCATAATCCCGTCCGTGAATTGCTGTGCCGCCCCTTCTGCGCCCGAAAGCGCACCCGTTAGCCCTTCACCAATCAAAGCGACAAACGGCGTTATTTGTTGTAAAAGCTCCGCCGCAAGCTGCTTTAATCTTGTTATGATCGGCTCTGCGATTGCGCCCAGCTCCGCCATAGCATTGTTCAAATTCGCCGTTGCTTTCTGCGCGTCGATAATATCGCCGTTTACTTCCCTGTATTTATTCGCTGCTTCTGAATATAGCCCGTTCAGCGTTGAAGTAATAAGAGCTTGCCGCTCTTGTTCAGACGTGCAAGCGTCAAGTTTAGCTTGAAAATCATCTTCCGAAACGCCCGCCCAATTCAGCGCGTCCGCAAGATTTCCCGTAATCGCTCCCGTTTTTGCTGTTTCGTTTGCTGCTTCCGTCAAGCCTTCAATCGGCAAGCTGTCGCCGAATGTTGCATATACACCCGTACAAATATTAGTCCAGTCTGAAAGCTCTTTTTCGTTTGTCGTCAATTTTGCAAGGTGTGCCGCCGCTTCGGTCGCTTGTCCATCGTCACCAAGAACCCCGTACAATTCCGTATAAGTATTCTTTGCGTCCTCTGCTGAATGTCCCGCTGTGGTGAAGCTGGTTTCAAGTTTACCCATGTTTTCGCGGGCTTCCCGCGTTTCCTCTGCAAGTCCTAAAAAAGCAGCGCCCGCCGCCGCGATCGCTGCCCCCATAGCTGCACAAGCTGTTCCGATTGCCTTTCCCGCTTTTCCAGCCACTTCGCCGAATTTCGCCCAGCTTCCGCTTGAATTTTTGAGCGCGTCAGACGTTTTTTTGACTTGCGTTCCGGTGCTTTTCATTTCTGCCTTGCATTCATTTAGGCTTTTTTCAAGCTCCAAGGCTTCGTCCGAATTTTCGCCGTATTCGCTCTTTGCAGCGTTTAGGGCTTTTTCAAGTGACTGTACCTTCTTTTCCTGCTCCGAATATGTCCTTTGCAGAACAGACAATTTCGCTTTAAGCGCGTCGGCGCTTCCGGCGTTTTCCTCATATTCTGCGGATACAAGTTTCATTTCCGAAGCCAAAATCCCCAACTGTTTGTCTATGCTTGCGGCTGCGGCTGTGAACTGTTCTGAAGCTGGCGTTGTCTGATTTAGGCTTTCTGTTATCCCGTTGATCTGTTGTTCTGTTTTCAGCATTTCAGCTTTTGTATTGTTTAGGTTCGTTTGCATTTTCTGAAATGCCGTATCGGTGGGATCAATGCCCGCTTCGCGCATTTTGCGAAGGGCGGCTTCTGCCGCTTCCGCTTTCTTTGCCTGTTCTGCAAGCTGCTTTTGCAAGACTTCTTGTTTCCGCGTCAGCGCTTCGGAACTGCTGGCGTTGTTTGCGAACTCCGCCGTCGCCAGCTTCATTTCTGAATTGATTTCGCGAAGGGAAGTATTTATGCTGTTACAAGCTGCGCGATACTCTTTTTCGCCTGTCAAGTCGATTGACGTTTTGATCTGCTCTTCTTTAGCCATTTACAACCCTCCCAACACGTCGTCAATATCAACTTCTTTCGGATCGGGCTTGAACCGATCCGGATTGAATTCACGGTGAATTCTGAAAAGCGTTAAAATTTTGTACGGTGTCATGCGCCATACTTCGGCTTCGCTCCACCGTAAAAGCGTTACGCCGATATAAAGAAGGCGGGCAAGGTCGATTATTCCTTGCCCGCCGCTGCGTTTTTTCCCTCTGTGCTGTCCTCTTCGTCGTCCTCTTCATCGTCGCGGGCGGGCGGCTCTTCCGTGCCGTTGTTGCCCATCGAAAACGCCTTGAAGATCGCGTCCTTTACCTCTGCAAAATTTCCGGTATGGATCAGCCTTCCCACCTGTTTTTCGGAAAGCTCCGGTTCGCCCTCTTCCGCGCCCTCGTTCAAAAGCACGGTCAGAAGCCAGCGAAGATTTTTAATGCTGTCCCGTCCGGAAAGCACTTCGTCAAGGCGATCAAAGCCGCCGAATTTGTCTTGCATTTCGTCGATCGCGTTCAGACTGAAAAGAAGGTGTCTTTCCTTGTCCAGCATGATCGGAAAACGCCCGTCCTTAATTGCGCTCATAAAGTAATAAGGCGGGAAGCTCTGTTCCGCTTCCCGCCTTTGCCCCCTTTCTGTATTCCGTTGTTATCCTGCGTTGTTGTTCGGTTCGCGAACCGCCGTAAACCATGCCTTCGCAACGTCGTTCGTCGGTTCGGAAACGTGTTCCGCCTTCCACAAGCCATCGTCGCGCTTGACGAACTGCCCGACGATTTCCGGCGTGGAAAATTCGATCCCGTCGCCCTTCGTGTTGTAGGTTTCGTCCGGAACGGAAAACTTGACTTTGTAAAGCCAAATGTATTTATACGTTCCGCCCGCCTTCCTTGCGCGGAAGCCGATTGCGAAGTACGGCGCTTCATCGTCGCCGGAAGCGTAAACCACGTTGTCGCTGTCCTGCGTCTGCCCCAGCAGCGCGGCAAGGTCAGCCGGAAGCAGATCGTTCACGCCCAGCTTTATCTCTCCCTTCACGAACTCTTTAACAACTTCGTCCGCGCCGTCGTCGGCGTAAAGGATCGCTTCGGCGGCTTCCACGGTAAGCTCTGCCGAAATCGCCTTCGCCATCTTGACGGGCGTTCCGTAAGTTTCCGCACCGTCTGTTCCGGTCGTAATGGGCGCGCGATAAAGATCGCGCAAGCCGATTGTTGCCATATTCTTATACCTCCATATATTTGATTTCCACGGGAACGTGATAAAATCCCGTGTCCCGCTCGAATACCTCCGAACCGATCTGCACCCCGTAAAAGCCCGCCGCTTTCAGCGCCTTTTTTAAGGCATTTTTAAGCCGGAAGTAATCTTTCTTTGAAAAAATGTGTACTTGATACGTGTATTCAGTCGCGCCCTCTTCATCGTCCGAAAAGAAAACGTCACGTTCTGCGGCAAGCTGATATGTGATATAGGAAGCCGCCCTTCCGCCGTATTTCAAGCGTTCGACGGGAACGCCCAGCCCCTTTAATGTGCTGTGAAGCAAGCTGTCAACGTCCATTTTGTTTTTCCTCCCATACGCGGCGCATTTCTGCCGTTGCTTCGTCCGCCGCTTTCGCATTCGCTGCCGTAAACCACGGGCGCGCTGGCATATTGGAACGCCCGTAATTCAGCACAAAACCTTTTTCGGCGTTTCGTACCCCGTGCCGATCCGTTCCCGTGGGCGCGATCTCGACGAATTTTCCGCCGTCCCGCTCCTTTACTGCCGATACCTTGATCGACGCGGTAAGATCGCCCGTTCCGCGTCCTGTGCTGTTTAACTTTGCTGTTTCCTCTTGAAATGCGCTTTTGATGATTTCGCCGCCCGCCTTCAACATTTCCGGCACGGCTTCCATCGTCGCCTTGTCCCTGCGAAGCATTGCTTCTTGTACGTCGTCAAGCCCTACAACGGTGAATTTAGCCATCGTCGCCGCCCTCTTCCGCTTCGCCGCCGCCCTCCGCTTCCGGAAGGTCAACCAGCGTTAATTCCGTAAACTCCCCATTCGGCGGCGTGTACGTCCGCAAGACGCGATACCGCTTCCCGCTCGAAACGGGATATTCCACGATTTGCTGTCCCGCGTACTCAAACGAATACACGTCGAATTTTAATTCCGTCGTATATCCCGCTTGCTGCGCCTTGTAGAACTCCGAAAAGCCCACGGATTTCTTGTCGGCGAATATCGTTGTTGCGGTTTCCTCTCTGTCAGCGGGGAAGCCGTGTTCGTTCGTGCGCGGCGTAGGATCGGCAAGCGCGATCAAGGTTATTTGTTCGCACCATCTCATTTCCCGCCCTCGCTTTCGATGTAATCGCCGGACAGGGACAACGCGCATTTCAAATAGTCGTATGCTTTGCGGTATCGTTCCGCGTCATTGTTCCAGCCGAATTCCGCCTTTGCGTAAAGCACGATCGCGCGTTCAAGAAGGGGATCGCCCAGCTTTTCGCCGGACGATCCCTTTTCCGGAACGCTGATACCGACAAGGCGAAGATCGGCGATCGCGGCGTTTATCAAGTCGGTTACTTCTTCATCGAAGGCGCTTCCGCTGATACGCAACGCCAGCTTTACCTTGTCAAGCATTGTTCGATCCCTCCTGTTATGCGGTCGCCTTTACCAGCTTCACGATCGCTTCGCCGATAGCGGGGACGCAATCGAAGATCGCGATACCGCTATACTTGTAGCTGTTCGTGTCGATGTCATAGGCGGATTTCACGCCGATATTTTCGGCAAGGTTCGCGCAAACCTTCTTGTAATCGCCCAAGAAGGCTTCGTGATCCGCGACGTAATCGGACAGAAGAACCGGATACCCGTAAACGAAGTATGCGTTGTTCTGTACGGTTACAATGTGGTTCTTGCTGTTGTCCTGCAACGGCATAAAGTCCGTGAACAAGGTTTTCTTGTTCATTACGAACTTGCCGTTCCTGTCGTAGCCGGAAGGAAGCAAGCCGATCAGCGCCTGCACGTTCGCGGCGGTAAGGCTTCCCGCCTTTGTCACGGTAACGCTGTTCGTTGCGCCCCATGTGTTCGCCTTGTCAATGCCTGTCGGCTGGGAACTGCCCGTTCCATTGATAAGTAAATCTTCGACTTTGCGGGCGATCGCTTCCGCCAGCATATCGACGATCCAGCTTTCAAACGCCGCAATGCTCATTGTCATAACGCTGTCGGAAATCTGAACCAGCTTGATGATCTCATAGCCGGAAAGCTGAACGGTGGTCAGCGTGTCGGCGGCTGCAGTAATAGCCGCGTTTTCTGTGTGGATCGCGGCGGCGTTGTTCGTACCCTCGACGGCGAATTTCACCGCGCCTTTGACGTGAAGAAGGGTAACTTCGTTCAGCATGGGCGCAAGCGTCTTTACCTTGCTGATAATCTCGTTCGCGGTCTGCGTGGGGATAACCTCCGCACCCGTGCCGCTGGCGTTCGCATACGCGCGCGCTTCCATGAAGGCGCGGTTCTCCGCTTCGGTCAGCGGAAGGCGGCGAAGCTGCTTCAACCACGCGGAACGGTATTCGGGCGTACCGAAGGGATCGTCCGGCTTCTCTTCCTGCTGCCCTCTCTGCTCGAAGGAACGGGAAACAGCGCCTGCGCCCTTCGAGATACTGTCAAGAATGCCGTTGCGCTTCTCGGCGGCGGCAATCAGTCCGGCGCGCTCTTCGGTAAGCTGCGTGGTTTCCTGCTCCAGCGCGTCGATCTCGGCGGCGGTCATATCCGTGCCGCGTGTTTCGATTTCCTGCTTGATAGCCGCAAGGCGGGCTTCGATTTCTTTAATTCTCATTGTGTTAAACCTCCATCATAAGTTTGATTTTTAGAATTTGTTTCCGGCGCTCCAGCCGCTCCTGCTGCTCCCTCTCGATCACTCCGTCGAAATAAGAGCGCGCCGAAATTTCGGTATCGCCGTTCGCCGGAATGGATACCGCCGAAACGTCGTAAACCTTCGCAACCTTTAGGATCGTCCGCGTCCGCGTGTCCCTGTCGTAGCTATCTTCCGTTACACGGAACGCCCACGACATTTTCGTAATAAGTCCGTTTTTGATTTCCTCGAACATATCTTGCGCGGCGCGGGATTTCGACAAGTCCGCGAACGTGAAAAGCCCGCTTTCGGTCACTTCAACGCCCAGCGTCTTGTTGGAAAGGCGGGCAAGCACCTTCCCCGAATGATCGTACTGCATAATCACGTCAGACATATCCGCGCCCACAAGCGCGTTTCTGTCGATCCGCTCGAAGTATTTTTGCCCGTCGTACTCATAGAGTAAATACGGCTTGTCGAACGTCGTGGCGTAGCCTTCCACGTAAAAGTCCGTGTCAATCCTCTTTTCCTTCGTCCCTTGCGGGATCAGCAGCGGCTGGATCATTGTTCTGTATTCCCGATCCTTCATCATCGGCATTCGGTACAACCTCCTTTCCTAATTCTGAAACTTCCGTGTACTCTTTGCGTATATAATACTTGTCGCCGCCTTCAACGTGCGCCATGTTCCAAATATCCATAACGCCGTTACGGTTCAACAAGCCACGGTCAAAAAGCTGTGTGCTGATATTTAGCTTCGTCGCGTTTGAAGCGTATTGAAGCCTGTTTGCGGTAAATGTGATCGCATTCCCGAAGGACAATTCCCGATCGCTGAACGTCATATTCGATAATACAAGGGAAAGCTGGATCGCGAAAGGCTCGATTTTGCCTTCATAGTAGGCGTTCCATTCGTCCTCTGTATATCGGTTTTGCAGAATGCCCGCATTCGTCCCGAAGTAGTTAAAAACATTTTCGTTGATCTGCGCCATCTGCGCCGCGTTCACGGTGAACGGCTTGCTTTCGATCGGCTTCACGTCCGCGAACTTCGCGTCATAAATCACCATGCCGGATTGATTGTCCGCCGAAAGGTTATCCGCCGTAAAGCGCTTTCGCTCTTTCGTTATATCCTCCGGCTTTAACATATTTGCGACTTTCGCAAGGAAGCGAACCGAAGCCGAATTCTTCACGCCGTTTATAATTCCTTGATTTTGCGTGTGGATTAGCTGCATTGTCGGACGAAGCGCGGCGTTGCTTTCGCCGAAGAAGTCGTCCTTGTACTGAAAGTTTGTCAGTACGCCGACGCGCTCGAATTCGATTGCCGCCTTCTGCCCGCTGGCGAAGGTATAGCGCAAAAACGGCGCGCCGCCAAACTCGACAACTTCGCACCGCTGGGGAAGAAGGGGATAATACCCGATCAATTCCCCGAAATCATCTTCAATCGGCACAATGAAACAAGTGTTGTTCACCGAAAGGATCGTCGCGATCCTGTATATGAATTTCGATGTATCCATAAACGGATTTGGCTTGAATTGCAAAGTCCGTTCAAGGTGCTTTTTCGCTGCGCCGCTGATTTCCGGTTTCAGCTTCGACGCAAAGGAAGCGAAGGAATGTATCGCCGCCCGCGTAAGCTCCATTTCGTAAAGGCTTTCCGGCGCGTTCGTAAAAACGGGCGTGTACCCGTTTAGCATTTTGAAGTATCCTTCCGCTTTCAAGTCCGCTTTCGGTCTTTTGAAGATCGTTTCAAATACTCCCATTTTTATCACCCCGCATTTTTAAGCATTTCGCCTATTTCGTTATAATATTTCTGCCGCACGGTCAGCGCGTCGATCACGGAAACGAAGCCGTCAATCCGCGCCCGCTGTTCGATCTTGACCGGACGGAATTTCCGCGTTTCCATGTTGTGCTTCAAGGCGACGTTCAAGAAATGCGCCTTCAACAAATTATTGTCGGCGATCTTGAAGTTTCCGTCTTTGATAATTCCTTCAAACTCGCGGATCACGGGCGCAAGGTTTTCACCTTGAAACACGTCGTCCGTTTGGAAGCCCGCCGCTTTCAAGTCGTCGATCAGATATTGCGCGCTATAACGGTCGTATCCGACCTTCAAGATGTAAATTCCGTACTTGTCCCGAAGCTCTGCGAACCACTCGAAAACGTCTTTGTAATCGACGTGGTTTTCGCCGGATAGCTTCAAGATACCTTGCTTCGCGAATATGTCATACGGTACACCGTCGATCGCTTGCGCGGTTTCAAGCCTGTTTGCTGGCATAAAGAATTTTGCGAAAGCGTACAAAACGCCGTCCCGCTCGATCACGATTGAAGCCGCTGTCAAGTCCGTTGTTTGCGAAAGGTCTATTCCGCCCACCGCGTAGCTGTCTTTGAATTCCTCCAGCTTCGCGTGAATTCCTGCGCCGTCCACGACGCTGTAATCAAGCCAAGCGACGGAAGAATTCTGCTTGATATTGCAATACTTCGTCAAGAATTCTATGCGCTTCGATATGCTCATTTCGGCGACGGCGATTTCCTCTTTGAAGAAGTCCGGCGATACCGAAACGCCCATATTCGGATTTGCTTTTTTAAGCTCTTCAAGGTCGTTCCATTTCTCCACGTCGTCGATCATGTAGAGAAGGGGAAGAAGGCGGCGTTCCTTGCTGCCGCCCTTCAAAAACGCCGTTGAACGCTTCATCAATTCGTCGAAGATACCGTCGTTTTCGTAGCCCGCCGTGCTGATAGAAAGGATCATCGGCTGGCGGCGCGCGCCCAGCGCGGATTTCATAACTTCATACTGTTTCAATCCGCCGTCGCCGCGCCACGACGCGACTTCATCGTTTACGACTAAATGCGGATTGAAGCCGTCTGATTTCTTCGCATTGAACGCCAGCGGCTTTATTGCCGTGTTGCTCTCTTCGACGTAAATATCGGAACGGCGCTTTTTCGATAGCTCGGAAAGCTCCGGTTCTTTTTTTATCATCTGATAGAAGTTATCGTAAACGATGTTTGCTTGTTCCAGCTTCGGCGCAAGGCAATATATTTTCGCGCCGTATTCGCCGTCAAGATACGCCATATACGCGATAACGGCGGACGCAAAAAGCGTTTTGCCGTTCTTTCGCCCGATCACAATAAAGACTTCACGAAATACGCGCGTTCCGTCCGGCTCGACGATCCCGAACATAACCGAAACGGCGGCTTTCTGCCATAGCTCCAATTTCAAAAGGTCTGTGCGCCCCTCGCAATGGTGGCAAAAGTTTTCGATAAACCGGATCGCTTTATTTGCCTTCTTTGCGTCGAAGGTGAAAAGCCCGTCTTGAAGCCCCTGCACGATGTATTCATACAAAAGCCGAACCCACTTGCCGACAACGATTTTTCCCGAAGAAATCCCGTCGAAATATTCGTAAATGTAATTTGAAAACGGCATTTTTATTCGTCCCTTAATGCCTGTAATCGGCTTTCTTTCTTCTTTTCGGGCGGTACAAGATCGCAAAGCTGCTTGATAATGGCGGCGTGATTTTTCGTCATTGCGATATGCGTTTTCACCGCGTCGCTTTGCTTTGTCCCGCTCTGATTTGCCCCGTTTTGATATTCGACGGTGTATCCCTCTTCGTTTATGATTTCCTGCAATTCTTCAAGGCTCACCGCCATAAACGCGGCGTTCCGGATAAGGCTTTCGACGGTCTGCAACTTGTTTTTATCCAAGTCTTTGAAAACCCGCTTTAATCGCGTGATCTCCCGCTTGATTTTCTGTTCTTTCGTCAAGTCCTTTTTTGTCGCCATAAATATCGCCCCCTTTCCGGTTCTACCACACCCCCCTAACACGTACACCCGTTATGCGCGCGCCTGCGGAGTAAATTTAATCTCCCGCCCTCGGTGTTGAACCCTCCCTAAACTTTCGGCGAATAGGGGGGGATACAAGGTTTCCTTCTTCGTCGAAATCGTAACGCCGCCGATCGTCGTTCCGGTGGTGTTCCTTGTTGTGGCAATCTTGACAAAGCGCTTCGAGATTATCCCACGAAAGCGTAATCGCCGGATCGTTTATATTTTTCTTCGTCAAGTAGGTTTTGTGATGTGCGATCTTTGCGACAACCGGATCGCTGGGCGTTGAACAGCGTTCGCACAAATAGCCCTTCGACTTCAAGAACCCGTCGCGGCAAGCCCGCCACGCTTCGCTGTTGTAAAACCTTTCTGCCCACGGCTTCATGTGCTGCGCCCCCTTTCCGCGCAAAAGAAAAAGCCCTCTGCGGATCGTCCCCGTAGAAGGCTTTAAGTCTGCGCTATTTCGTTTCGCAAAAATTCATCGTAAATATTATACCTCTTGAAGAGGGTATGCACAAGGGCGGCTTTTGGTCGCCTTTTGGTCATTTGTCAATATCCCGCTTCCTGTATGTTCCGGCGCTCACCGCCGCCGCGATCCCGAAGATACAGACGGACATATCGTTGACAATCTTATTCCGCCAGCGGCGCGCCGTCTTTATCTCTTTGAGAATGCCCGCTTCTTCAAGCTCTGCGACAACCTCTTCCCACGTTGCCGTCTTGCCGCCCTCGCGGGGATCGCCGTTTATATCCTCCCCGAAATAGTACAGCCGGATCACGACGAATTCTTTTTGCCCCTCGAACAGCGAAACAGCCCGCTTCAATTTCTCGAAGCCGAACTTCGTTTCCCGATATTGCCGCCGCTTTTCTTCCTGCATTTCCTCGACAATATCTTCTTCGGTTTTCTGCTCATAGTATCCCGCGCTTTTGCTGCCCGCCGAAAAGGTCTTGCGCCCCGCGTGATACTCGACTTCGCAATATGCTTCTTCGTCTGCGACAAGCGCCGCCAGCTTCTTGTAGTTATACAAAAGCGTTTCGGTCGCCTTGAAGTAGTTTATGAAATCGCCCGTATTCGCCGCGTATGCTTCCAGCGCACCCGCGCGGGCGGCTTCAAAAATTGCGTCCCGCAATTCCTCCGAAAGCTCCGCCGTTTTTTTAGCCATGTTCTTTACCTCCCTGTAAGTATTTCAAGATCGTTTCCGCTGCCGTTTCCCAGCCACGGCACAAGGCGACTTGATAGCCCTGTTTTGAAAGCGCGTCCAGCCACTCGACTTGATTATCGCTTGCGCGCCCTCCGCGTTGCCGCTTTAGCTCTATGTAAAGCCCGTGATACCCGCCGCGCGGTACGGGCAAGCATAGATCGGGAACGCCCGCTTTTACGCCCTCCGCCCGAAGCCGCCCCGCTTCCGCTTTGTTCCTGCTGCCGCCGTTCGGAACATGATAAAGCAATTTCAATTCCGGATATTTGCCGCTCTGCATTTCCGCCCAATTCATCAGCGTTATTTGTTCCTGCGCTTCCGTAGGAACGGGAAGTCTACTGTTCCGCATTCTGCGCCACCTCCCATTCCGCGAAAAAGAACACGCGCTTTCCCGCTGCCGTCGCGCGCCCGAACTCATATTGCGCGCCCTTGCTGTCGATCCAGTCCGGAAGGAAACAAGCCGCCGCGCATTCGTCAAGCATTGCGGACGAAATGCGGATATACGCTTCATAGCTGAACCCCTCCGAAGGCAACGTCGCCGGATTGACAACCGCGAAGCCGTGTTCCTCCAGCTTGCGCGCTGCGTCGTAAAATTTCATGCGGTAAAACGGATCTCCCGTAATTTTCCCCGCAAGATATACCGTTTCTTTCATTCCTGTAAATCCTCCCTTCGATCGTCAAAAAGTGTTCTTTGCGCTGCCTGTTCCTGCCGCTCCAATAGGTCAAAAAGCCGAATTTGCGCGCGTTCCTCTTCAAGCCGCTTGTTTGCTGTCTTGAAATAGTCCGCGTCGATCTCAAAGCCGACATAATCCAGCCCGCCGTGCTGATAACAGGCGACAAGGGAACTTGCGCTTCCGGCGTGTGTATCAAGTATCCGCATTCCCTTTCGGGCAAACAGGGAAAGAACCCACAAATACAGCTTCACGGGCTTTTGCGTCGGGTGTATCGTCCCTTCCTGCTGCAAAGCAACACGGTTCAAAGTGAAAATCCGCGTCGGCGTGTCGAAGCTGGTATATGCAAGCTCACAATCTGACATTGTAAGTCCTCTTTGCCCTTTGTCCCATATCAGCCAGCCTTTATGCCCCTGTTCAAGATACGGCACGAAGTAATTTCCGCCCCAAATGATTTGTTGTTTCGATACCCGTTCCAATTCGCGGAAGTATTCGGGCGGGGGAATAGCCTTGTCCCAGCTTTTCTGGATATGCTCTTTCCGATTGTGCTTTGTGTTCGTGCATATCCGTTCCCGCTGCCCGTCCACCCCGATACCGTAAGGCGGATCAACGATCGCAAGGTCGAAGAAGCCGTCCGGAAATTCTGCCATGCCTTTCATGCAATCCATGTTGTAAAGCCTGTTCAATTCAAGCAACCGCGATCACCGCCTTTCACTTTGCTTTATACCTAATCTTGCAAGGGGGGAAAGAAGAACATTTGCGCCCGCGTTCCTCTTTCCCCCCTTGCGAACCCCCCTTTTACTTTCGCGTGGCGCTCATAGAAAGAAGAATTGATATTTTTGATCTGTTCCGGAAGTCTGCTTCTTCTCTTCGGGCTTCGTTCCCAAACTTTACACATTTACAAGGCTTTTTAATGCTGATCCGTGAAATTAGCTTTTTTCGGCTTCGTCCGCTTTCGCTTCGGCGGCTCTAATACATATTTGAAATACTGATACCCGTATTTCGTGCTTTTTGCTTCCACGAATATGTATCCCTTCGGCGGGCGCGGCGGCTTCGCTTCCGAATAATTGCGTTTAACCTCTGTCGGCTTTTCTGCTTCCGGCTTCTTCGCGTTCCGCGTCTGCTTCCACCTGTGTCCGCCCTGTTCCGGTGTCCAATGATCGAAAAGGTAATTTGCAAGCCCCGTGTAATCCTGCCCGTGGTCGATCCCATTGTAATAATTGTGTTCCCGTAAATGCTCGATCCGAAGGACGCTTCCGAATTCCCACTTCTTTTCGATGAAATCTTCCGGTATGCCGTCCGATACCATGTGAATGTGAAATCGGTGTGTACTCTTTCCGCGCCCTACATATATAAAGATCACCGCGTCCGGATAGGCATATTTCAAGCGTCGGACGAATAGATCGCGTATCCTCTTTACGTCCCTGTATTCGTGGCATTCGTGTTCAACGTCGAACGTCAGCGTACTATATAAGGATCGCGGGCTGAAATTCTCGTTGAAATAACGGGCGTGTTTTTTCCTCGAAATGTTGATCCGGTGCTGCTCCCTCTCTTCCGGTGTCTTGAACCGCTGTCGCGGCTCTGCCTTGCGTATATCCTGTACGCGATCGGAAATTGTGAAAACTTCCTGTTCGCACACAACGCCCGAAAACGTCCTTTTTTTAACTCTCCGCATAATCGCGCCGTCCTTCCTTGACTTGAAGCCGCTTTTATGCTAAAATAACTATGTTGAATAGCTCCTTTGCGGCAACGTAAAGGGGAGAAGCGTCCGGCTCGAAGCGCCGGACGCTTCTTTTTTCATTTATCCATTGTTCCGCGTCAAGCTCTGCATGAAGTTTTCGCATTTCGCTTCTTCGCAAGGCTTGAAGCGCATACCGTCCCCGCAACCGATACAGGGAAACGGGCGTATCCCGTCCGGCTCTGCGCCTTCGCGGGATCGTGTGCATTCCTCCAGCCGCGCGCATTGATCGCACCAACACTTCCGGCAATCGGAAATTTCGGTTTTCTGTCTGTGTTCCTTTTTCCGCATTTCTGCGATCGCGTCGTTTTCCTCCATGATCTCACGCGCTGCGCTCTCGACTTCGTAATCCTCCACGCCTTGCAGAAGCCCCCGAAAGAACGGCGCGAAGGCGTACCCGATCCCAAGTCCGGCGCGCAAAAGCAATTCTTCGTCAATTCTGATTTCTGCCATTTCTCTTTCCTTTCCTGCGTTCCTTTATAATGCTGTTCACAACGGAAAACACGATCAGCACCGCCAGCGCGATACACACAACGCCGCAAAGCATATAAAAGGCGTTTGCCATGAATTCAAACATTGTCATTCTCTGCACCGTCCTTCCCAAAAATCTCTTCCGGCTTCACATTCCAAGCCGCTGCAATGTGCTTCATCATATCGACGGCTTCGGCGCGCTGCTTTGCGCCGCCATCAAGATAAGATTTCAAGATTTCAGATTGAAGAACACAAAGCGGGCGAACGCCGATGTGCCCGTTGTAAGCGTTGAGGTCGTTCAACGCGCCGTCCGTGCTGACGCTGCGGACGAAATTATTTATCGGGCTGTCCGGTGTCGCCGTCCACCACCATTCATTCGGAAGCGGCGGGATATTCTCGCGTAAGGCGCGGTATTCGTCGCAAGTGATAAGCCCGATCCGCGCGCTGTCTGTCCCGTACTGCTTCAAGCCGTCGTCGGCGGTCAGATCGACGGCGAATTCCTCGAACATAGCTTCCGGCGCGCCCGCGTCGATCAGCCTTTGCAAAAACTCCCCGTTCAGATAGGCGCGAAGGGAAGAAGCAGCAAAGTCGTTCTTGTTTTCTTCGTCGAAGACGCGTTCCTCGACGCACTTTGAAGCAATGCACTTCACCCAGCTTTCGCCCGTCTGAATAATCGTCCAAGCGATCCCGCCCATCGTGAATTCTGTTTTCGGCGTGAAGCCGTGTTTGTTCTCTGTCATGTTGAAAAGCTCCTTTCTGCTTTTGGGCGCTGCGCCCGCTCGTTCAATGATCCTGTTTATGTACCATATCGCTTTCTTCAAGTCCTCCGTGCCGTTCTTCATTTTCCAGCGCCACAAATACTTGATCGCGTTTGCCGTGCATACGGCTTCGATCCCGTGAAGCTCAATCGTTGCCGCTTCCAGCGCGTCGATACACTCGATCCCGCCCGCTGTGTAATGCGGCGGATGGTTTACAATATCCGCCATTGTCAACACTTCTTCCCGCCGTGCCTGTAAGGGCGGCTTTTGTTGTATTCGTGCTTCTGCCGGATCGCGGCTTCAATATCAATTCCCGCATATCCGCAATAATCAAGAATACGGATAATCACGTCGGCAAGCTCGATTGCTATACCTTCCGGCTTTTTGCTCTTTGCTGAACACGGCGCGTCCGGCTCTTCCGGATTGTACGGGCGGCTTCCGCAATGTGCGCTTCCGTCCTCTTCACAACAAACGCCGCCAGCATTGCAAGGATAATAAATCATCGGTCGCCCGTTTCTGTATTCCTCCAGCGCTTCGGATACCTCCGAATGAATAAGCGCTACAATTTCCGGAAATGCTCTTTCGCATTCCCACCAGCCGTGTTCAACGGCGTTTTCGTGAATTTCCTTTGCAAGCTCGTTAATTCCGATCATTGCTTTTCGCCCTCTCTTTCGTTTTTGGTTCAGCGTTTCCGCTGCTATCTGCTGCCGCTTCGCAATCGCACTTTTCGCCGAAGTCTAAATGCGCGCCGCAATGCGGGCATATCCTGTAACGATCCGCCATTTTCTTTTCCTCCTTGATAATCAGCCGCCGCAATCCGTCCGCTTTTTGCGAAGCGCTGGCGGAAGCCACCGATCGTCGCCTTCAAGCATTCGTCTATACATATCGTATTGCGTGAAGTCCGGACAACTTTTCATCAACGCCCGCGACGCGCTCCACCTCTGCATATATTGACATACTTTGAAATGCCGCAATGCTTCGTATGAATATCGTTCTTCAACGCCCTTCCGCCATTTTCCGTGTTCGTCCACAAACTTTTGCTTGTCGTAGATCATCACGAATGGAAGCAAGCCGAATTTGCGAAGCGTGTAAACCCTGTGAAGGTCTTGTTCGGTCGTACTCCAAAAGTTTGTCAGCACGTAAACCCCGATACGATCCGGATTTTTTATCCCGCTCGAAGCGATATACCCGAAGCGATCGGATAAATCTTCCTTCGGATCGTCCCACGCGAAGAAGTAGTTTCGCACCCTCGTTTTCTTTAGGATCGCTGCAACCTCTTCATTCACAAACCGCGCGTCCAGCCCGCCCTTGAAGTCGATTTCCGCGCCGGACGCTGCAAGCTGGTTCAAAAGGTCGATCCGATCTTTACAGGCAAGCAAATTTTGATCTAACAAACTGATTTTCTTTTGCCCTGTCCAAAACTCCGAAAGATCAGCGACTTTCCTTGAAATGCACCCGTCTTTGTCCGGCGTTATGCAGAACCCGCCGCGCGATTGTGCGTGGTTCAATCGCGGGCAACCTCGCGTCAGAAAACCCACCGCGAAATCGTATTGCGGATAAATTGAATAGTCCGGCGTTGAATGCTCAATTTCCGGACGAAGTGCATTTTTGAGATTTACGCCCGATCCGCCGTATTCCACCCGCTTTGCGTTTGTGATCTGCGGTATTTCCGTTCCCGAAAATATCACGGAACAGAAAACAACGTCGTATTCTTCGTCAGCCCGCCACCACTCGACTTCATTTCCCGCCGCTTTATAGAAAGCAGAAATCTTCATTATAGGAAGGTTCGGGAAATTGTGGCTATCTGGCGCAAGAAGCCCGATTTTCATTTTTTGCCGCCTTCCTGCGGATCGTCGCCTATGATTTCGCCCGTTTCCGGATCGACGTTCAAGGAATATTGTTCCGGCTCTGCCGCTTTCGCCCGCTCCGCTTCCTGCTGCCGCAATGAAAGGGAAACGGCGCATTGCTCCGTCAACCTCTGCAAGCTCTCCACGAACTGCTGATTGATAACGTCGAACGGCATTATCACCGCTTGAAGCAGAAGCCCCGCTTTCGCGACGATGTAAGGCGTTCCGCCGGACGTGATCCGTTCGTAAAGCTCCAACACGTCGAGAACGTCCGAAACGGGCGAAAGATAGCGGCTTTCGATAAATACCAGCCCGCGCCGCGTCTGCAACGGCTTCAATACCTTTCCGGAATACACGATCGAAAGCGCTTCGCCCTCGATCGGCTTTTCGTTTGCGTCGGTATCCTCGAAATTTATTCCTTCCGGAATACCCATCGTTCGCACGATATATTTTTCGCGGTCTTTTTCCGGAACGTCGAAGATCGTTAAAACGCTTTCGGTATCCAGCGGCGGAAGCCCTGTAACGGGATAAGCTGCGCCACCGTCGCCTATGTACTGAATAACCGTGTCGCCGCTTTCGCTGTGCCGCTCGAAAAGAACGATTTGTTTATTCTTCTTGCAGATCGCCGCAATGTTCTTTATCTTCATCTTCCGCCACCTCGCTTTCCTCTTCGTCGTCCCGCTCGATCGTGTCCGGTATGGTTACGCGGGGAACGCGGATCGCAAGCGGTACTTGACAACCGCAACGCGGGCAATCCGTCGCCGAAAAGCGCGTCGGCGGCGTTGTCAGCGCTTCGACGAACGCGCGCGGCTCTTCCGCCGTGTAGATTTCCTCTTTCTTCGGCGTGAAGCGGTATCCGCACACGCTGCAAACCTTCTTTTTTCTGAACATTGTTGAATAGCCCCTTTCCGTGTTTAATATTTGCCGAAAACGCGGATCGTCGTTTTTCCGTCCCGCGTGATAGCCTGTACAATCGCCGAAGGCATAAAGGAAACGCGCAAGAAGTCGCGCGCGGCGCGCTTTGCCAGCCGCCATGTAATCATGTTCCCGTTAGGCTCTTCCGCTGCTTCCGCTTCGATCGGATATTCGCAAATTAGAACCGTGTTCCCGAACGGGCGGCGCGCTGGGCGCTCTTTCATAAACTCTTTGTTGCCTTCCTTGCATTTGATAATTTCAAGCGGCTTCGGGAATTGCCAGCCGTTGTTCTGCTTCATCGTGTCCCGCTCCCTTCAATCGTCATAAGGGCTTGAAAGCGTCCAGCCCCATGTTTCGGTATCCTTCCAGCCGATCGTGAAATAATTGTGTTCGCCGTCGCCCGTGAAGAAGCAGTAATCAGCCGGAAGGACGCGCCCGACGTTCTCCCCGCCGCTTTTCTCTTCGTGATACCGCGTCAGCACGTCCGCCGCGATCCGCTCTAATTCCGGAAGAACCGGATAATCCGCCGAATATCCGGCGAACTGATACGGCGCGGCGACAACCTCCAGCACGGTATCGGGGAAGCGCGGATCGTCAACGCGGTTC